TTGGTCAGTTCGATACTGATCTCAATCATGTTTATACCCCAAGTTATGCACGTCTACAAAACGAAAGACACTGCTGCAATCAATTATGCGTTTCTATATCTCAATATGTTAGCGAGTTCTCTGGGTCTCGTGTATTCTGTTTATTTCAGTGTCGTTCCGATGATCGTTGCCAACACATCCGCCGGTCTATTCTCAGTTTCACTTGTGGGGATGAAGTATATAAACGGACTTAAAGAAAAGAATCCAGAAAGTGATATAGTTGGGGCTCTCATAGTGTAGTGGTCAACACTGTGGACTTTGAATCCACCACCCTAGGTTCGACTCCTAGTGGGAGCTTATCCTCTCTTAGCTCAGTTGGGAGAGCAGTGGACTGTAGTTCCAAGGGTCAGGTGTTCGATTCACCTAGAGAGGACTTTTTTCTTCCATAGCTCAGTTGGTAGAGCGTGCGACTGTTAATCGCGAGGTCATCGGTTCGAACCCGGTTGGAAGAGCTATCATAAACGAACTTAAAATAACAATCACAAACTCTGGTAAGAGATGTCCTCTATTACCAAAGTATTGTTTTATCCTCTGAAAAGGCGTTTTGGTCGAAGGCCGAGGGCGTTGGTAAATGATTGCCCTCCGCCTACAGAGGAAGAGCGGAAGTGTAAATTTGGGTCATATTGTGTGAAGGCTACGGTAGAAGCCACGGATGATAAAGGTGATGTTGATCGAACATTCATGGGATACAGCCAAGACATGAACATCACAAATAAGACGCAGATTGCTTGTGAAAGATACAAAGGGGGTGGGACAAAATGTGGAGAAGCTGTACTAGTCATCAAAGGTGGTGAATGTGATGAGGTTCTCTTAATGAAGACTAGGGATGGTAGAATTACGAATCTTTCGACTGTTCGGTAGGGTCAATTACGATTGGGGGTGCTTCCAAAATCTCAAGTTCCAGTTTATCTTCTGATACTTGAGATGGTGTAAGTTTTACGATGCGACAATCTTTACCACTTAAAACGGGATTACTCTTGGGTGGATGTATGACAATAGGTTTACATAAAATAGCATACATTATAGCTTTAAGTCTTTCCACTCCTTTATACTTATTTCACTCTCTTCGCACCATGGATACACTTCATCACCAATGTAATTGAATGCTTGAATTCCCGAATCAATACATTCATCACATATTCCCTTATTGTCATCAATGATGAGACCTATATTCAGAGCCCGGCATATATCAGACTTCTTCACTTCGTTTGGGGTATAACTATTTGTGAGAATCACATCGTCAAAAATACCCGGAAAGTAGTGATCGATCCAAAGTTCCGTCTCTTCACGAACAGAATCTTGGCGCCCCGTGACGACATACATTTTTTTACTATTCCAACGAATGTCATACATAGCTTTTTGTGCACCTTTGATTGGCGTCAACTTCGAAAAATCTCTCGACATGTAAAAATCTTGAACCATTTTTTGTGATGTCACCTCGTCAATATCAAAAATTTCACGATATACATAATTGTATTTAGGTTTCCTGATTTTTTTATTATGGTGCTTTGCCATGGGGTACAAGAAATTGACCAAGACTTCATCAATGTCAATCGCCACTCTGTTCATTTATATATCTTAATATTATTCATAATCTCTAATTGCCACACCAACGGGAAAACGTGGGATACCAAGAGCTGTTAGATTTTGATAACGAACTGTGAGTTGTTTGCCGATATATCTCTCTTTATTTCTTAGATATTCCTTTCTTTTTTCGAGAGTTCCTTCCGGTTTCACTGAAAATTGTTGCTCACCCACTTTACACACCCAAATTGCCGTACCCTTCTCACGTCCCGTCCCCTCCTTGACATCTACAATTACATATTCTTCCGTCTGAAAAGCCTTATATTTAAGAAGGTAATTACTTCGTTTTCCAATTTCATATGTACTCGAAGCGTCTCGAATCATAATACCTTCGTGCCCTTGATTCACAAACATATCGTGATACCCTTGAACATCAGACTTTTTCTTCACGAGAAATGTATCCACTGTGACATATTCTTTTCGTTCTTCAAAAGTGAGGTGAGGTCTTTCCGTGTCAAAATAATCAAATATATGAAACTCTAAATCTTTTGGATTCATTTTGAAAATACTGGTAATTTCTTCGAATGTTTTATCGGGAGCGTAACACTCACCGTCTAGATACTCACCATCTCTGAGACCTCGTCCTAGATGTTCGACACCTTCAACGGGTTTACCAGTTCGAGAAACACAACCTTTATTAGAAACGAGTAATCGAACACCATCTAGTTTTGGTTGAACGTAAAATGGTTCTGTGATATATTTCTCACGATCTTCCCATTTATTAGCTAACATGGGAAGAATTTGAGTACACTTGACCTTTTCATTGTTCCACATCGTCCGAGCTCTCATAAGAGCTTTTTCATAACCAGTTTTTACATTTAAACGAGATACCGAAACTTTATCTGTTCCGACGACACCTGTACATTTCACAATGTCAGCAGTTCCATCTTTCAAGTCTTCAACCCTGATGTCTGTAAATCTTTCATTTCCGTGTTTATCCTTTTTTATAAGACGTTCCATTCTATGTATATTTAAATTCTCAACTTTAAATAGATGTCTAACTTGCCAGTTGTAAATTATGGTAGAATGGAACGACTCAAACCTCCGGATACTACAGTAGTACCAATGAATTTAAATACGTTATGTATTATTTTTATAGTTATATGCATTCTTGGTTTGTATAACCGTGCAGTAACGATTAGTCAACGACGTGAGCGATATCATACTTGATACACTTTTCGGGTGTCAGATAAATATCCTTTTTCATGAGTCGTTTAAATTTCTTCTCAGGAATTTTGGTTTTAGAGAGGTACATTTTTTTGAGCATATTCATAAACTTTTCAGTAGATTTCATTTCTGTCTTGAGTTCTTGGAAATTTCCCCAGAATTCAGTGGAAATTTGGTGAATCAGAAGGTATGCATTACGACCCATGCGACGCTCCGATCCACCCAAGAACACGAATGTAGCTGCACTACAGCACGAACCTTGTGCAATTGTGATAACCTTCACTCTCGAACGTTCCAGAACGTTCATCATGTTTAGACCCGCGAAGATATCACCACCATCACTCATGATGTGTACTCTAATTTGAGGTTCGTATCCAACAAGTTCAGCCATTTTCTTAAGAAGTTCAATCTCCAACTTCTTAAACTTTTCAACGAATTCCAATGCATTTTCACGATCGATGTCACCATAGAAGAGAATCTCATTTCCGACAACTTTTACACACTCAGTCTCATCGTGATCTTTTTCATCATCCGAGGGCATTTTTCAATGCTTTCTTTACTTTCATAACATCTCTTGATTTTAAGCCATTTCCAACTGCGAGATGATTGATAACATCGAAATCTTGTGAACTTATAGAATATTCTAAGAGTGGTTTCAAATTGCCATTTTCCGCATATTTCTTCAACAGACACAACTCTTCTATACCTAGTCCTGTTCTCGATTTCTTTTTTATTTCTTCGAACTTTTGTTTTCGCATCTTGTAGTTTCCAAACTTAGTCCAACAACTACCAGGTCTGATTTTATCTTTGACGAGTGGTTCACCGAGTGATGCTTTCGGAATCGTGAGTGCATGTAGTACAAAATATGGCATGAGAATCCACTCACCGTGTGAGTACATTTTGGTATCATACATATCTGCATCAGAAAATGACCTTGAAGTTTTTATAATATCTACATCTTTTGAATCTAGATAATTTTCTTGAAAAATGTCCCATATGTGACCATGTTCGGAAATACTATCATAAATTTGAACCGGGCCAGAATCTGATAATACTTCTGCAATAAATTCTTTGGGTGTTTTGAAATCATCCATTTCATCATATCCTTCCAAGTATGTAAAAAAATTTCGTATGTTTCCATTTGCACGAACGGCTGCATATTCTACTTTAGACCCCCTCTCATCAGTAAGTTTCATGAGAATTTCCGGTTTATGTTTTGGTATGAAAACAGTCTCAAAATTTGGATACATACACATATTTGTAGTAGTCACTAATAAACATCCACGAGAAATTCTATCACCATCTGAAATCTTTTCAATTATCGGTTTAAACACAGGGTCATAGTCTTCGATAAATACATGTTTTGTCGAAGGTCTAATGAATTGTAAAAATGGTGACTTACTTTTCAAATGATCTGTCTGTAACTCGACATGATTTAAACCTTGTAACACTGCTTTGAGAATATAGGATTTTCCAACACCTGGTGGCCCACATATGAAGACATTCTTCCTTTCACGGATGTACTTACGAATGAGATCAATTTGTTTCGTATGTATTGTCGTCACAACGGGATCTTTTTTTTGCTCGACTATTTTAATGAAGGAGTCCATCGATGATCTTACTACTCAGGCCATAGATTTGGTGCTCGAAAATGACGCACTTCATAAACGTATCGTAGAACCTTTAAAAAGGAAAATTGTACCATACGTTGCATGTAGTATTTTGACCAATTTAACGATGTTTATTCTTTTGGTGTACCTTGCTCGACGTCTGACTCTTCTTCAGATTCCACCTCCTCTTCCTCGGACTCCTCCTCTTTAGAGAGATATTGTCCCACTTTTTCGAAGGGTGTATCTTGTGTCATTGCTCGTATAGGCTCTATAGTTTTCGGTAACTTAAGATGTGGAATGGGGCGTACACCCAGTATTTCGGGTTTCGTGAACACACCATCGATGGGATACTCCTTCTCAAAAGACAAAAGAATATTCTTGGGAATGGGGGGAGACTGTTCAATGAGACGGTCATATTCAGCCTTACACTCTTCGACGAATTTAAGACCTTCTTTCTTTCGTTCTTCGCGGGGAAGTGACAACTGAAGACGAATGTTCCTCGATAACGCACCGTGAGCTAACGCCGCTGTTCTATGATTTTCACGGAGTTCGTTGATCTTTAGGAACTGCATGATCGTGGCAATGAGACCCGCCACTAAGTTCATACCACCAATGATTGCGGGTACAGTGCTCTGCATACTTTCGGGAAACGAAGTCTGAGCAAAGTTTGCTGTTCCAGTCACTGTAGAAAGTACGATGACTGGTAGATTAAAACGCAGACTTAACCTCTTGTAGAGTAAAAACCCTCGGTGGTGCATGTATCTATAACACGCAGACGCCTCACCCCACTGACGCAAGACATTCTCGTGATATTCGTTCCATTTATCTTCCATATTAATTTCTTCACTCATCTTATAGTAAATGAATATAATATTTCTTATTCATTTGATTTTTCTTTTGTGGATACTTGTGGTACCATTTCTGAATGATCGTAGACAGCTCGAATTCTATTCGATGGTGATTCCTTTCATTTTTTATCACTGGTCTGTAAACGATGACACGTGCGCTTTAACGCAGGCAGAAATGTTCATGACTGGAAAAGAAAAGGACGAGACGTTTATGGGACGTGTAGTCGGACCAATCTATAAAATGGAAGAGAACGATATTAACCGCCTGACGAAGACACTTTTCTTCGTGCTATGGGCATTTGTTCAATATCGACTTGGACATTTTGACTCTTTCATAAAAGACCTAAGTAAAGTGTTTAAAGCTAAAAAGATAAACTAATATACAATGGACGTCAAACTTCTCAGCGAAATTGCCCGACTTAATAACATCAAGGAGGTGTGCAAGCAAAATTATCTTTACAACCTGGAGTATCTCGAAGAAAAACTCGATCGGAATAATGCTCAAATTGAACGCACTACATCTGAACTGAAAAGTGAGATTCTCAGAAAACAAGGTGATTATTATCGTGAACAAATTGAAAACTTGGATGCATCAGTTGAAAATGCAATCAAAGAAATTGATCTAAAAATTGAAAAGATTGAAGAACAAAAAAAGAAACACGATGAACAAGCTAAAAAAGAGTGTGAGTCGTTCGATTTTAACTTGGGGAAACTTCGTGCAGCCATTAAACGAAGAAATACGGGTGAAATTTTCGATATGTTTGAGAGTACGGCTAACGCTTTAATGATTTTGAGGAGGGAGTGTTCTTCATGTACTCTCGAACAGTCTTCAGAAATGCCCGATCTCGACTGACTTTGGGATCCGCAGCGATGACGATGTAAGTGAGACGATTGGGAATTCTTGGTGCGTTACCTTTGGGTTTGGGTGTGACCTTTAATTTTTTCTTTGCGTTCTGGATTTGTTTCGCAGATGGCATATATTATACTCTGGCAAAATATTTGAACTTGTCGAAAAAATGTACGCACGACTTAAAATTGTCGTACACAACCATACACAACGCATCCGCGATATCATGTTTTCTTTCATATGGAATGTCATCTTCTATGTATTTTTCAGCTATTGAAACAGTTCGTTCCTTTCTCTGGTCATAGTCCAGATGTCTCATGCCAAAATGTGTATGCATGCTCACAGGTGAAATTAAAGTCACTTTATCTTTGAACATGTAATGTAATAGAATTTCAATATTTGTAAACCCTCCAGGTGGTTGCCGTTCTATGAGTATCTTATCAGCCGCGTCGAATATTTCTCGATGATCTTCTACAAATAAAGGAATAAGATCTACAAAGTCATTCGTTTGTATATATTTGTAATCTTCGAGATTTACTTTCTTTATATATTCAACTTCAATTTTCGGTCCTGATTCGGACTTGGCCAAAACCATACCCATGTTGTGATAGCCAATATCTATTGCCAACACCTTCATAGCTTTAAGTAAAAGATTTTCCTTAACTATAGTAAATGAAGAACAAGACAAAGACCCAACTTCTATGGGTGACGCTCGTCGTACTCGTAGCAGTGATTGGTTACATGTGGTACAACCCCCAACTCGTTGAAGTCCCAGTTGAAGTTCCTGTTATGGTTCCACCTCCTCGTCCTGTTCATACACAGGATATCAGGCGCGAACCAGAATTTAGAGGACCACCCATCAAACAATACAAACCCGGTCACATGCAACAGATGGGGATTCTCGTAGGTGATAGTGGAGAGACACTTCCCTTATATGGTAAGGAGGTTCGAGGTCGCCGCGACCGTTACCATTACTATACCACGACCGGTGGTGAGAACCTGTATCCAATTCCTGTATCCCATGGTGGACGTGATTGTATAGATGATATCGGATGCCAGGAACTCTATGGAAATGAATCCGTCTCGGTGACTGGTAAGACTGGTTCGTTTGATGTCACAATGTACCGCACTGACGATTTCTTTTAACAAAAATGATTTTTTAAAGAACTATACTCACTCTTCTGGAGTCCTGAACTTTCCGAAAATTTCGCCTTCATGTTAAGCAATTCTTTTACAGTGTCATCATCGAGACTTTTGACAAAATCCCTCTTAGCCTCGATGTCGTCAAGCTGATTATGTTCTTTCTGCGCTTGTACATAAGGCCAGGTATGTTTTCGTAACGCTGCGACTTCAATCTCAAGTTGTACGATTCGTGGAAGTAAAACTTCATGTACGAGTTCTTCTAATTTTGTCATATAATAGTATGTGTAATAAGTATGATACCAGAAAAGCGCACATTCATAAAAAAGGTTGCTCATGGTGTTTGTGACTTGATGGAACAATTGGGGTGCGTAAAACAAATAGGTGCGGAACCCCAAAATGAAATGGAAAAGTTTATAAAAAAACAACTATTCAGTCTTAATCAAGATGGTACATATGAATTTTCGTCTGGAAAATTTAAGATGGCTGTGGACGTGTTGGATTCGAAAAATTTGACATCATTATTATTATATTTCGATCACATTGGTGTAACATTGAGTCGTGCGTACACATTAGCATCACCAAATCCACTCATGTTCACCAAAGATGATCGAAAGATTGTTAAGATGATCAACAATGAAGATATCGTGACATTTTATCATTTAATATCATTTTGAAGTCTAAGTGGATAATGTAACGACTAAAAAATAAGTATAAAATGAACATCACACCCGCCAAGAAAGAATTTATAAAAAGGATATGTGGAGGTATTCACGTTCTTATGACATGTACTTATCTCGCCAATGACATCAGTCAAGATCCCCGAGAACCTGAAGAATATTTCATTCGAGATAAGATTCTCGATTATGGCGAGTTTTCAGAGCACAAATTTTGTGAAGCAATTGAAACCTTGTCTAATGGTGATATTACATCCATTCTCACGTATCTCGATGATCGAGACATATATCTACAACGAGTTTTCATGGAATCTCAAATTCCGATTCAAGAACTGACTGATACAGACTTGGAGTTTGCACTTCTCGTCGAAGATAGAGATTTAGTGACGTTTGAGGATTTTCTTAGTTATTAGTATATGCAATACAAGGACTTAAAAAATAAAGCTAAAAAATTAGGTCTCCGTGTGACGAAAGATGTTGGTGGTAAACGTGTGAAGCTTTCTGCTAAAGAACTTCGTTCCAAGATTACCATGAACTTTGAGAACAGTGTGAAGAATGCACAGAAAGTTATTCGCATATGTCAGTCAGTCGTCGTACCGAGTGGTCGCGCCCCAGCTCCCCCTCCCCCACCACCTCCACCTCCAGCCCAAGGCAAGAAACCTGTCATAAATACAAAGCGTGCCGCACTTATGGCTGAACTAAAAGCCAGCTTAAAAAAGAAAGGCTTAGCTAAATGAACTAGATGATATCATTCATCCTCAGCTTTTTCCCAAAGACTGGTCCTTACTTTGTGAAAAAGTCCAGACTCAAAGAACTGAAGAATTTGTCGGATGATTGGGTAATGAGTGGTGTAAATGTAAAAAATGCGGTCTCTATAATGAAAGATTTTACGAGAGCACTAGACGAGATGAATATCAAAGATGATCAGATGGTGTGGACTACTTCAGGATATCGTTCAGCAGATGATATTGTTAAATCCTACATAGGAGATGACACTGCGGAAAAACTGATGAATATCTCTAAAGAGTGTGTCACATACGAAACAGTAGAAGAACTACAACTTGATGATGTCAAAAAGATTCTCCTGGAATGGGACGGTGATAGTGTTGATGAAGCATATTCCGTTTTGAAATGCTACGTCAAAGCAGTGCGAGAATATGACAGAGATTTGATTTTCTTCTCAACAGCTGAGGAATTCGTAGAGTATTATCTCGGTGAGGAACTTTACGAACGCCTTGGAACTATGATACGTTTCTTCGAAAAACTGGAGAATCTTAAACGAAACTTAAACCGAACTTTTTAGAAATAATTTTCTTCGCACCTTCGAAGGTCGGATGACCCCAGAGGTACCAACGGGACCAAAAACCAGCCCCGTCGATACCACTTTTCTTCCAATCTTCTTTATCACTCGATGTGACATCGAGCATCATTTTATGAATTCGCTCTGGATCTCTCTCCGCTATTATTCGTTTCGGTACTCGACCACCGTGCCTGAGTACATACGAACGCATACGTGAAGGATTCTTGTGTTTGGTGTAGTCTGAATATCCACTTGCACCAAAGTCAACAGTCCTGCCGTCTTCTAAAATTGCCCTGAATTTCTTTTTACGATCAGGGCTCTTCACAATCTTGACGCGCATACTTATATTTTACGAGTATTTAATTTTTGCACGCCATGCAGCCGTACTTCTCCTTTTTGGGAAAGAGGAAGAAGCGCTCCTCACCACGCTGTACACGGTAAAGGTGATCATACATGTGAAGGAGAGTGATGGCGAGGGCAATCGTAAACGTGACAGCACCATTCATCTTACGAGCCATGAAGGCGTAGGCGATGAATATGGCGATGAGAACAATCTGAACGATGGTCACCTTGGGCATGACGAAACGCTTCTCGAGAGTCTTAACCTCTTCGGTGGGCTCGGGGGCATACTTTTCCATTCGCTTGCCGTAACCTGGCATTTTTATTATCTACCGAGAAAATAATGTGGTCGTTTCTATTGATCCCAATGGTCTTGGTACTTCATGACTACCTGAAGGCACCAGTGGATCGTCTGTATTTTGCAAACCCGAAACGTCCTCTGATTGGTATGCGAAACACACTTATCGACCTTATCAATTGGTCATCCCAGTATCGAGTGAATGACCACCCAGGTCTCTGGCTCGTAAAAGCACACTTTGAAAAGATTCGTCAAGAATTCAACGAGGTTTCAAAAACGGCCAAAAAATACTTCTTCCACGAAGCCGACCCGTGGTTTGATAAAAATGACGCGTATTATTTTTATAAAGCTGAAGATTTCCCACTTCTTAAGAGTTTAATTGGTCAAATACCGTCTATTCACCAAGAAACTGCATTATTTGCGGTGATGGATGAGCCAATGGTCATTCCACCACATCGCGCCGAAACAAATTTATTGCTCAGATATCATCTCACTATAGAAGGTGGTGGTGATTGTACCTTATATACTGAGAGAGGAACACACGAACATCGTGAAGGAGAAGACTTTCTATTTGATCATGCGAGATACCATGAAGTTATGAAAACTGGTACGGGGCGTAGAGTTGTTTTGATTTTAGATGTTCACAGATGTTTCTGACACACCGCCTCATACATATCACTCCCACCAATAAGTTCGAGTTCTGTATTTTCTACTGTACGCTTAGTGAATGGTCCCAAATTTCCGTTACCACAACGCATGCACAAAGCCGATAGCTTTGTAACTTCCGTGGCCATTGGAATACAATCTAAGAGTTCCCCCCATTTTCTCTGAAATGCGTCACCATCTAAACCTGCCAAGATGACATCCTTCCCCATGTCTAGACAAGATTCTACAAACTTTTTGAGGTTTGGATAAAATTGTGCTTCATCGATGGCGATAATCTCGGCATCTTCAAACGCACTCTTGTCCATGAGATCGTAAAGATCGTACACCTTGAAACATTTAAATTTTACATTATCATGTGTTTTCAAAACTTCTTCCGGAGAACGTGTATCTTTCGCAGAATTCACTACGATAATTTGCTTATTGATAACCTTCAATCGTTTTAGTCTCCGGATAAGTTCCGATGTTTTACCCGAAAACATATTTCCCATGATAATTGAGAGACCCATCCTGATTTAAAATATCTCTTATTTTTTATATGGGTGAATCACACAAGGCTGTGTTCAATGGATACAAGGGGTACTACAATCCAAACACAGGCCGCGTGAAATTGGGGGATCGTCTGTTTCCAAATATTAAAGTGGCTGCAAAATATCTCAATGTAAAGTAGATAATGGGTTCAGAAGATCCTTTTTTTATTATATTTGCACTCATGATGTGTTTTTGTTCATCATCTCTTATAGGTTTAACATCTTATCAACTTTTTTATGTAAAAAGAGAAGATGATATGTGTAAAGGTAGTGACAAAAAGGCTTTATATCAGTATAATAAAGACCTTAAATGTACTTTTGTAGAATGTTACCCCGGATACACATTGTACGAAGACAAGTGTACACTCGATTTAAGTGGACAACCTTGCCAACCTGACGCGAATGTTGATGTACAAGCAAATTACATGACGAATGTGTTAGGTAAATGTATTATTGATACCTGTAAAACTGGTCATGTTTTATCTGAAGAAAAGGATGCTTGTATAGAAGATCTGAGTGGTCAAATATGTGAACCAGAAGGGGAAAAGGATCCCAATGGTTTTTATAGAACAAATGTACAAGGTGAATGTATTTTAGACGATTGTGAAATTGATTACACACTCGTTTCTGGTAATTGTGTAATACAGGATGACGAGGACTAATTTCTCAGGGAAAAGTAAGATGCCTCTGAGCGATGCTCAGATTACTAAGAAGGTTGGGGAGCTGCGTAAATCTGAAGGTAAGATCTACGCACCCCTCAAATATTTCAGGGGACTCACCACCTTGGGTCAGGTCGAGACTCGCTACAAGAAGATGCTCAAACGGGACTACAAAGATTTCAAGACGGACAAGGGACAGAAAACAAAGACTTCTTCCTACACGCAAAAGTTTAGAAAGATGTACCCAGGGGTCAAATCTCTCCCTGAAATTGCTAAGGCTACTGGCGTGCCTTTGAAGACTCTCAAGACAGTCTACAATAGGGGACTCGCCGCGTGGAGAACCGGGCATCGTCCGGGAGCCTCTCCACAGGCGTGGGGATACGCGAGAGTGCATAGTTTTGTAACTAAGGGGAAGACGTATTACACGGCGGATAAGGATTTACGTTGAAGTTTTTCTGTCAATATATTCATGACACTCTTTGCACAGTGGGGCTATGGGGAAATCGATATGTAATTGTAAGTACCTACGCAAGAACCACTTGGAGGAAATGTGAGATTCGTGTCCATCGTCAATGATAGGAGCCTCCAGGATTGCTCGCTTCAGTAACTCAGGTCTGTCATGAATTAAATGTGCCCTTGTAAGATGCTTGTTTTGACGACAGCACATGCAATGTTCAAAACTTCTTAGCTTAAAAAAAATTTTCGTGATTTTCGCGGCGTTCTCTGTCCAAATGCTGATTAAATTTTCGATCGAGTCATCCCTGCACACTTTAACATCCGCTGTCAGAAGCCTTAACCTTGATTTTTTTAGGTTACGTTTAAGAAAAATTTCCCATCGTTTTCTATTTTCTTCAACGAATGGGGTCCTTCTGTACTCAGCGGAGTCACGACGTTTGAGGATTTCGAGGCGCTTCTGACGATTGTAGTACACCTCTCTGATCCAAACCTTCTTTAAATTCACCATACTACTAGTTAAAGATACCTTTACTTAGGCATTTAAAATGCCTCGCATTAGCTGGGAAGACTACTTCATGCAGACTGCTCAACTCGCATCTGTGCGGTCTCCATGTGAGCGACTGAAGGTAGGTTGTGTCCTCGTGAAGAACAATAGGCTTATCAGCATGGGCTACAATGGATTTCTAGGTGGGTGCGAACACAAGTCCATCGTCAGGGATGGTCACGAACAAGCGACGATACATGCGGAGATTAACGCAATCACGGATGCGGCGAAGAGGGGTGCCTCCATCGATGATTGTGTGGCGTATGTGACACATTATCCGTGTCTTAACTGCTACAAGGCTTTGGCGAGTAGTGGTATCAAAAAGGTGTATTACAAAGAGGACTATCGAAACGACCCAGTGGTGGAGAAGTTGGGCTACGGGGTTAAACTCATACGCTCACATGAAACTCAAGCTTGTCCCCAAAACGTTCTTTAAGACATTCGATATAGCACTCTAGGGTACAAGGTGTACAGTCATCTTCATATACCAACTTATCGGGAGTCAACAGGGTCTGTTTATGGTGATGATCGAAGTAGTTGTCGTATCCAGAATGATCGGCGGCTGTGATGGGGCGGGTTTCGTATCGTCCAGAAGCACGGTACGGAACAATTTCGAACGCGATCACTGGGTGCTTGGCGAGGATAATTCGTTCGTCTTCGATCTCTTTGAGGGAGAAGACGTAGTAACCAGCGTCAGCTTTGATAGTAGTCATTTTGTGTGCTTATATTTTACTTATTTTTGTCTCACTTAGGTGTATATTATGCCGTGTCCCATATGCACAGGAGCTCTCATTTCTACATTCGCCCAAGGTGCTGCCGTCGCCGGCCTCGCAAAACATGTAAAAGATCGTAAAAAACCTAAACCTAAAAAGAAACCATTAAAGAAAAAGTCCCCATAGAATGTAATGAACGTAGACAACTTTCCTCCGCACATCAAGCAGCTGTTCCAAAACAGAGACCTGACCATGAATCAGAAGATGGTTACGTTGATGGCATTCATGCCAGATTTGCCCAACATGCCAGAGGCTGTGGATCATCATGATTTGGGTGTTAAGATTAAACGCCTCATTGGTGAGGGTAAAATTCGTTTAGGTAAAATTGATAAGAACTTCAATCTCGAGGTTTTTTCTTCTTAATTTTAATTGCCCACATACTTTCTTTACGGAACTTTTCATGATCAATCTCCTTGATCTTGAAAACGTCCATTATAAATTTCTTGATAGGGTGAGGTTTCTTCTCGGGTTCATCCATCGAAGGAAACCTGCGTTTGCCCTCACCTGGTGCTTCGGTGGGTGCAACGAAATCATTCTTTTTGGCGCTAACGCGAGCATTGGGTCGTACGATGACAGGTTTGAGACCAATCATTTTGATTAAGAGCTTTTCTTATCTTTAATTCGCATTTGTTTTGTATACGTCATTACGCAGATACCATAGCTAAATAGATTGATGAATATCTGACCACTCATGATGTGAAGTCGTAACCAAAACTCTTCATATTTGAAATAATTCCAAAATAGAATTGTCAACAGGGTTTCATACCATACTCTCAATACAACATTCGAAATGAGATACATCCTATTGAACAATTTAGACCTCTTAAATAGACGACGGAGAAGTAGGAGGGATGTATCAAATTCGATGAGACCTGCATAAGCTACGAGCTGTGATTCTTCTGGTCTAACTATAGGGTGTAGAAGAAGACTGAGTGCGGCAAAATGGTGTGCGGCGATAAATCCTCGAAGATTTGGGATTATTGTGGGTTGAATATACATCCACGCGAGATCGAAAGCCATGTGAAAAATAAGAGCATGTGTAATAAATAGGGGATAAACGGTATAATTGAACGCAAGCTCTGCGAGGCACATACACGCAAATGGAAGAAGAAATCCCAAAGTGACCACATCATGAACGAGTACTGCACTCATCTATTTTTCATATACATTTACCTCTCTATATTAGTATCCAGAGAGTTTCAATGCATTAAATATAGATTTAGGAGCAGTTGATTTTTTTATCAACATAATATAAACTATGAATAGTTATAGGATGGTGGTCATATTATTGATACTCTTAGCCGCACTCGCGTATTATTATTTTACAAAACTACAGGAGAAACCGGTGGAGCAAAAACCTGAAACTGTCGTAGTTTGTGGAAATAAACAGACTAGTGGTCGTGAAGGTTATATCATGATGCCTAACAGCTTTGTTCCATATGAACATTCAGAGTATAGTGTATATGCTTATAATCCAAACTCAACAGAAAACCCCAACAGTGGTGGTCCGGAAATATTCAATGAGGAAGAAAGAACATGTCCGGACGGGACTCTTGACTGTCTATACTTTGAGAGAGTTACAGATGGACGGGTTACAGACATAACAGATAAAGACGGTAACAAACTTATCCAGCAATTCGTAGATGATGTTTATGATGGAAAACTTCCATTACTTGACCCAATAATGGAAGATCCCAGATTTATTGAACGAACCAAGTTATCCGAAGATAACAAATTAATGCAACTTGTGGGTGATGGTTCTTGGGTAAAGATTAATCCGGGTATAGATATGCCAGTTGGACAATATCTTATGTTATTAATGGTTTTATACAAAGCGACAGGAAAACCCAAACCAAATGTTGTGATTGATTTACCAGCGGTGAAACGTGCGAACCCAGTGAACCAAGAAGTATTATCCAACGATGAATCTGTTGGTAGTCAGTAACTATATTAGTATCCAGAGAGTTTCAATGCGTTAAATAAACCCCATTGAACTCCCGTCACGTGTAGAATGGCTTTAGTTGGTTCATGTGTAACATTTCTCGAGTTCCAAAGAAAACACAAACATGCCGCAATTGTCCAAGTGAATACGAATATATTCATGACACAAATATTTACGTACAATACTAAGATCGAATTACAAAGTATATCAAACCATTTCATGATAGAATTATTCGGGAGTAGTGCATGAAATAAAATTCCATTATTGAATACAACGAAAGATACAATAGAGCCCGTGTGTAAAAAATGAAATAGATAGGGTATGAGACCAAATGTACGAATTAATTGCATAGAAATAATTATTTCACATTCTTTAACCTAAGTCGATCTCGCACTCCAAGTTTTCATCAAAACTACTACCAACATGAACGTTACTTCCATCACCAGTTACATCCTCGAGCTCGAGAAGCTCAACGAAGAGTCTCGTACCAAGATCGAGCAGCTCAAGAAGCTTCTCAACGAGGCCAATGAAGAGAAGGTCGCTGCACTCAACAAGCTCAACTCTCTGTACAATACAACTACCCGTGTCACGAAGAAATGTGTGAATCAAGGTATTGTCGATCGTCTCTTGGAGCTTGGTGAGATGACTTCCGACTTCTACAAGGCGGGTGCTTACCAAGCGGCTGCTAATGTCATCTCTTCTCTCGATTACGAAGTGGAGAGTGGTGAGAGTGTTCTTCATATCAATGGTATTGGCAAGGGCATCGCCAATAAAATTGATGAGTATCTCGAGGAGCAAGATTCCGACTACGAGGAGTCTGTCGCCTCTAACGACTACGAGTCCGAAGATGGCGATGACATTGATTTTTTCATCTCGTACAACAACGAACTCGCGGACATCTTTGACAGCCTCTCTTACCACGAGAACGATGAGCACAAGGCGAAAGTGTATGATGATGCAGCTTATAACATCTCCAGACTTCCTTTCAAAGTGACGAATGGTAAGGAACTTTCAAAGGGATCCAAGAAAGTTCCTGGGATTGGTAAGAGTATCGCCAAAATCATTGATGAGTTTCTCGAGACTGGCAAGGTCAAGAAGCTTGAGAATCTCAAATCTGCATCTACCAATGAAGAAATTGCTTGGGCACTTAACACATGTGCGTCTCAAGAGAGCGACCCGCATAAGATCCGTGCATACAAGCGTGCCGCGGAAATTATCAGTGAACTTGATTTTGAAGTGACCAGTGGCGAAGAACTCGCTAAGGGACCTCACAAAATTGAAGGTATCGGTAAGAGTATCGCTAAGAAGATTGATGAGTTTCTCCAGACTGGTGAGATTAAATCCAAGTCACCTTCCTTTTGATCTTCTTTTTAGATCTTTTTCCTAGACGAGAGAGTAAATACACATAGAACAGGATACCATATCTGATTACCATTTCCCTTTTAATAATAATTGAAAATTTTCTCGGTATATAACAAACAATGACTCCAGTACTCGTTTCCGTAGACAAGGCGGGTGATCTCAAGATTGGTCGTAAGAAGTGCCGTCTCTACAAGAAGGATGAGGTGGTGAAGGTTGCCAAGAAGTATGGTATTAGCACAGAGAAGAAGACTGTCGGTGAGCTCTGTGGTGCCATCAAGGCGCGTGCCAAGAACTCTCCCCAA